CCTTGTAGAGAAAGCAGAAAAGAAAAAAGGCAGTAGAAGAAGAAGAAAATAATTTTACTAATTGTTAAATAACCACTTTAGGGTAAAACGAAATATAAACGCTTAATTGCGGCATAGATACCTAAAGTGGTTTTTGATAGGAGCTATAGAATGATTAAAGGGAAAGTTAATTTAGTAATAGGTGGTCAATGGGGTAGTGAGGGGAAAGGTAAATTAATAGGCTATCTTGCACTCAATAATGATATACAAGCTGTATCTTGCAATTTTATGCCTAATTCAGGACATACTTGGGTAAGTAATACAGGAGAGAAAATAATTACAAGTCAATTACCGACTTCTTTAATTAATAAAGATTGTATACTTATTATTAATGCTGGTGCTGCTATATATGTTAAGTACTTATATGATGAATTAGAAAAATATAATGAAAAATACGAAATTTCAAAACGTCTTTTTATTCATCCAAATACGGCAATTATTGAAGAGAAAGATATAAAGTATGAAACTAAAGTATTAAATAGGATAAGTAGTACTCTTAAAGGTGGGGGTAATTCAAAAGCAAGAAAGACTATGAGAGTATNTAAACTCGCAAAAGATGAACCTAAATTAAAACAATGGGTATCTGATGTTACTACATTGACTCATACGATACTTGAAAGCGGGGGTACATTTTTAATTGAAGGTGCCCAAGGTTTTGATTTATCAATAAATCATGGTTATAAATACCCGTATACTACTTCAAGGGATATTACAACTATGAGTATCTTAAATGATGCTGCTATTCCTCCTTGTTATTTAGGTGATGTATACGGGTGTATACGTACTTACCCTATACGTGTAGGGGATGTATTTAATAATAAAATAAAAATAGGTACATCTGGCCCTTATTATAATGATCATATTGAAATAAGCTGGGATATGGTAAAAAAAATTAGTGGGTGCCCTACTAATCTAACAGAAAGAACAATTATTACTAATAAAATTAGAAGAATTTTTGATATTTCATTAAACCAAATTCGTAATTTTAATAGAGTATGTGCTCCAACAAAAATTTTTGTTAATTTTATTAATTATATAAAATACAAAGATCACTGTAAAAGGTCTTACAATGAATTGACATTAGAATCTAAAGAATTTTTAAAAATGATTCAAAACAATTTTAATTGCGATACTATAAGGGGTAGAGTTTCACCAAAAATTTCTTATATTGGTACAGGCTCAAAAAATTGTGATATCATTGAGGTAAATACTTAACCAATTTTGATTAAAATGAATAATGAATGTACTAAACAAGGAATTCCAAACAGACTTAATTAAAGTAATAATACAGGATCATTCTTTTTTACCTACACATAGGAGCTTAATTGATAAAAATTTATTCAGTGATGAGATAGAAAGTATAGTAATAGAACAGGTTTTAAAATACTTCGATAAGTATAGTACAGTACCTTCTTATAATTCTTTATTCACCTATATGTCTATTGATAGGTTTGAAGGTGAAGATATAGAAACTACTGTAAAACCGTATTACGAAGATACTGTAAAAGATATAACTTTCATAGAAGAATCAATAACTGAATTTGTAAAGAAGAAAAGATTAAAAGAGGTAATAAAGAATTGTACTAATTTATTAGATCAAGGTGAATATGAGCAGATATATACTAATGTAAAGAAAATAGTGTACGATGATTTAGGAGGAGATATAGGTAATTTCTTTTGGAAAAATAAACAAAATATACTAATTTCATTAGATAATCAAGAAGAATACCTATCTACTGGTATTCATAAGTTAGATAGTAATATGTCTGGAGGAATACTCAGAGGTACATTAAATGTTATATTAACACCACCAAATAAAGGCAAGAGTACCTTTCTTGTTAATTTTGGTAAGTATGCAGCTTTAAACGGTCTGAAGGTTATACACTACACCTTTGAGTTATCTACAAAGGTTATCGAAAGAAGGTATTTTCAATCTATGGTTAGAATGAGTAAGCATGAATTGAAAACGAGAAAACGGACAGCATACAGTAAGCTTCTTGAATTTGCACAAGGTATAATGAACGAAAGTATATTAATAAAACACTTCCCTGCTAATTCTTGTACATGTGGGGATATAAAAAGACATTTAAATTTAGTTAAAAATAAATTAGGGTATATTCCTGATGTTATTATTTTTGATTATGCTGATTTAATACAAGCTTCAAGTAAGTATGAGCAAAAAAGGTTTGAAGTAGAAGCTACTTATTATGAACTTAGAAATATAGCCATAGAATATAATTCAGGAGTATGGACAGCTTCACAAACTAACAGAACAGGAGCTAAAGAAAAGTTAATAGGTATGGAAGACCTTGATGAATGTTACAAAAAAGCAGCAGCAGCAGATATAATACTATCTGTAAATCAATCTATGGATGAAATGAGGGGTACACCACAGACAGCACGTATATTCTTTGCTAAGAACAGGGATGATAAAAGTAATATTACTGAAGAAATACGTACTGATTGGGCCAAAGCCTGGGTAGGAAACTTATGATATATCAAGACTTTTTAATGTGGGTAGCTGATATACTGTTTATTATCGGTTTAATACCTCAGATTATTTTACAGTATAAAAATAAGAAAGTTTTAATCTCTTGAAGTATGTTAGTTATTACTATTATAGGTTTATCGCTTATTACATTCCCTATGTTAACTTTAAAATTATTCCTTACTTTTAGTATTAATCTTATAACTATTTTACTTTGGGTAGTTATGGTAATTCAGAAAGTAATGTATAAGAATGATAACAAGGAGCTTAAATTATGAAAATTTTTAATAATATTTTACTAATTATTTTAATCTTTTGTTCTAATCATATTAAGTGGACAAATCAAAAAATACAAAAAGGGAAAAGGGAAAATTCAATTTATTTTTCTGGATTTTTATGTACTGTTAAATTCAAACAAACCAATATTCCAGAAACATATACAAGAGAAGAATTAATTGAAATGTTATATATTATTAGAAAACAAGAAAAAATAATGAATTGGAAAGTACCGGAAATTTCAAAATAATTTTTAAAGGAGGTTAAGAATGCCGGGTTATGATCATATTGAAATGGGATTTAATGATGGCTTCTTCAATGCTGTGAAAATAATTGAAGAAGCTGGTTTTAATTCTGCAATGGAAGGATTATCTTATAATAAAAATCAACCTATTGAAAAAATGCCTGAAGTAGGTAAGAAGCTTGCTTTTCATGATGGCGGACATAATAAATTTCTTGAACATATGATAATATGGTTACGGGTATTAGCTCCCCGATATCTATGGCAAGAAATGGATACTTTCAGGTTATCAAGTAAGAACAGTCAAAGTACTATGCATACTATACTTAAAGACCGTTTAGAAAAAGAAAACTTTGAGTGTGAAGATATTAATGATGAATATCTTGAAGAATTGAACTATTATTTACAACAGAAAAGATTAGTAAAACTTAAAAGGAAATTACCTGAAGGGTTTTTACAGAAACGTATGTGGGTGATGTCGTATAAAACTTTAAGGAATTTAATTTTACAACGTAAAGCGCACAGGTTACCTCATTGGAGGTTTTTTATTAGTGAGGTGCTTGCACAGGTTCAGCACCCTGAATTTTTACCTGAATTACCACCATTGAAAGGTTAGTATTATGCAGTTAACTGGTAAAGAATTACCTTTCAATGAGGTAGTAGTTTTAGTAAGAGAAGAGCCCGAAAGAGCTAATAAAAAATTTCCCCTTTTCCATTCAAAACATCATGGCTATGCTGTGATACTTGAAGAATTAGAAGAAATGTGGGATGAAATAAAAAGACAGGAGCCTAATACAGCCAGAGTACAAGCTGAATGTATACAGTTTATTACTATGGGGTTTAAGTTCCTTATGTCTCCTATTTTTGATATGAAGGATTGATTATGAAAAGTTCAGGTTTAGCAGAAAAAGTAGAAAGAGATTTATCTCTTAGGATGGGTGTAAGTATTGATACTGATTTACAAAAACTGTTAGAATTAAATATAATTGATGATCATATGATAAGTTTAATTAGTCGTATGATGCAGGAAAAGATAGCTAATACCATACCGTCAATTATTGAAGCTGTCAAAATGGATCTAAAAGGAGAATAGAATATTATGGATTTAGAAGGTGTAAGCAAAAGAAAGCTTGCTAAGGAGCTTAC